CCGCTTGACGTAGTAAGACTGGCATCTGTTGGGATTACTGGCGGGGTTGCGACATATGGTGCTTTAGTGTCTATGGCGCAGTTCAATCTATTGCGCGGTGCAGAGCGTTTAATTATTGCTCTAGACAACGATCAAGCCGGTAAAGCCGCTTCGCTCACTTTGCTTGACCTATGTAAAGAGATGGGCAAAGAGGCTTGGTTTTTTAACTACGGGCACACGGATATGAAAGATGTTGGCGCTATGAGCAAGGTTGAGATAGAGTCTGGCCTGCAAACAGCAAAACACATCGTGAGAGGGAAAGTATGATCATAGGACTTTCGGGCTACGCCCAGTCAGGCAAGAACACAGTTGCAGATATTTTGGTAGATTACCACGGGTTTACTCAACTTGCTTTTGCGGATGCTATTAGAGATTTTATTTATGAAATCAACCCAATGGTTGCTTGTAGCCCTACCGGTTATTTGCAAGACCTTGTAAACCTTAAAGGTTGGGATGAAGCTAAGCAAGAACCACAAGTTCGTAAATTGCTTCAATCTACAGGTTTAGCTGGACGTAACATGATTGACGAGTACCTATGGGTAGCTATGACTTTGTCACAAGTTAAAGACCCACATGAGGGGCGTTACGTTATTACTGATGTTCGTTTTCCTAATGAAGCAGCAGCTCTTACCTCACAAGGCGGACAGATCTGGCGTATTGAACGCCCAGGCGTGGACGCGGTTAACGATCACATCTCTGAGACAGCGTTAGATGCTTGGATCTTTGATGAGACTATCCTCAATGATGGAACGATTGAGGACCTAAAGAATAAAATTAAAGTTGACCTTTAAAGGAACCCTCCTCCCATATCAGCCTGAAGCTGTAGACCGAATGGTCGAACGCCATAAGGTTTTAGTGGCTTACGATCTTGGACTTGGCAAGACTGTTCTTACAATTGCTGCCATAGAACGTTTGATGGATGAGAACAAAGTTAAAGAGCCAGGTCTTATAATCTGCCTATCCTCATTGAAATACCAGTGGGCTAATCAGATTGAGAAATTTACAGATGGAACTTCAAGAGCTTTGGTCATTGATGGAACGCCGAAGAAAAGAGCAGAGCAGTACGCCGAAGCTATGGACTGGCGGAATTCCGGGGTTGATTACATCGTTCTTAACTATGAGCAGATTGTTAACGACTGGGATTCCATCAAAGATTTACCACGAGGATTTGTCGTCCTTGACGAAGCCACAGCCATCAAGTCCTTTAGATCTAAACGATCAAAAGCAGTAAAGCGACTTATCAGCGCACCATATCGCTACGCTCTTACCGGTACCCCAATCGAGAATGGTAAACCAGAAGAGTTATTTAGCATCATGCAGTTTGTAGATGCTGGGGTATTAGGTCGCTTTGACATCTTTGACTCAGCTTTTATTGTTCGTAACAACTGGGGCGGCGTACAGCGCTACCGTAACTTGCCTACATTGCATGAGAAGCTAAAAGAAGCTTGCGTACGTAAAGCTCAAAAAGATCCGGATGTAGCTCCATTTCTTCCAGATTCAATTCACAAAGATCCGGTACGAATTATTTTAGACCGTAAGGGTTCTAAGCTGTACAGCACCATTGTTGAAGATTTAATTCGTGACTTAGATGAAGCTCAAAATTTGTTTGGCGCTTCGTTTAACCTTATCGCTCATTATGGTTATGAGAAAAAAGGTGGCGGGCCTGAAGACGAGATACGCGGACGCATCATGTCCAAGATTGGTTGCTTAAAGATGCTGTGCTCACACCCAGATCTTTTGCGTACTAGTGCTAGAAAGTACGATGCTGTTGATAAAACAGTTCTGTGGGAAGATGAAGACGAAGACGGGACTGTAGCTAGATTTAGTCAAATGACCCCTACCTTTGGAACTAAAGGTGGTTCAGCTTATGCTTCTGAGTTAGTAAAGTCCGGTTTGTTAGACGGCATTAACGACTCACCCAAGCTTGAGTACTTGATTGGATATGTAAAAGACTTTTTAGATTTAGACCCTGCAAACAAGGTGGTTATCTTTGCTACCTATGTCGATATGTTAGACATGATTGCTAACGGTTTGGGGCCAGATCAATGCCGCAAGTACTCCGGTAAATTAGACGCTAAGACTAAAGAAGAAAACAAAATTGCATTTAATACTGACCCAACTATCCGCGTTCTTATTAGCTCCGATGCCGGCGGGTACGGCGTAGATCTACCAGCAGCTAACTTGTTGGTTAACTACGATTTGCCGTGGTCTTCAGGTGGAGCTGTCCAGCGCAACGGACGCATCATGCGAGCTTCTTCTACTTGGCCTTCAATTGTGATTCAAGATGTGATCATCTCTGGATCCATCGAGGAGCGCCAGTGGGAGGCCCTACAGCAGAAGAATGCTTTGGCAAGCGCGGTAGTTGACGGCGAGGGCATTGATGAACAGGGTGGAATACCAATGAACGTTGGGAGCTTGAAAGAGTTTCTATATATGGCTACTGTTTAGCCGTAGTGCCCCATAGCTCAGTTGGTAGAGCACCGCACTGTTAATGCGGGTGTCCCTGGATCGAGGCCAGGTGGGGCAGCCAATCCCCATTCGTCTAATGGCAGGACAGCGGTCTCTGGCTCCGCTAATCGAGGTTCGAGTCCTTGGTGGGGAGCTTTACACCCAACAATAATCGTTGGGCAGGTATACTTATAGGATGCCTAACGCACCTAAGACGCCGACACGCACCATACGTGTCCCTGACGACCTCTGGAAGGCCGTACAGTACAAAGCAGCCAAAGATGGTGTAACTGTTACCTCGATCATTATTGAGGCTCTAGAGGCGTATGTAAAGGATTCTAATGGCTAAGCACCATGACAAGATTGCTAAGGCTCTAGCTCAGCGTCAGGCTGCTACACCTAATGGGGCTGGCTACAAAAAGCCCGGAAGCATGAACAAGAAAAAAACTGGTTACCGAGGCATCAAGGCTAATAACGCCAAGTAACAGTTGACACCTGTCAGTGGGCGGGTGTAAGTTTTCCTTAAGACGCTACAGAGCACAAGTGCTCTAAAGCTTAACAAAGGAAAATGATGAGCCTACTCGATATCAAAACTAATTTACGTCAGTACCTAGCACTTAAAAAAGAAGTTGAACTTCTAACAAAACGACAAGATGAATTAAAGTCTCGTCTTAAAGCAACAGTTGAAGCCGCTGGTGAAACAGATGATCGCGGCCACGTCATCCTTAAAGTGGATGATGAAATTACAGGTGAAGTAACCCTCACACAACAACGACGTGTATCAAAATCCCTTGACATGGATGTAGCTGAAACGCTTCTTAAAGAGCGTGGCATTTATGACAAGTGTGTAAAGATGATTCCGGTTCTCCAAGAAGACGCAATCATGTCTTGCGTTTACACCGGTGAACTTTCAGAAGCTGATGTTGATACTATGTTCCCATCTAAAATTTCTTACGCATTTTTGGTTAAAGCATCTAATGACTGATGATTTAATCGATTCTACCTTTGCTGATCTGGATAGTTACTATCCAGGCAGTAAGCGGAAACGCAAACCAGTAGTGGTTAAGAAACCCGAGATAGAGGTGGATACCAATTGGGATTCCAAACCTGTCAAGAAAACATTACCCAACGGCAGAGACCTTGAGATGTTTACTATTGGTGCTTTAGCTGCCGCGGTTGGTCGCCCAGTTGTTTCAGTACGTGCCTGGATCAAGGAAGGCTACCTACCTGCTTCACCTTACAGACTTCCAACAAAGAAGGATGTAAATGGTAAAGACCACGCAGGGAGAAGGTTATATTCAAGAGCTATGGTGGAAAAGCTAGTAGAAATACTAGATAAGGCTGGACTATTGCACATAAAGCGCATAGAATGGCCATTACACCGGCAAGTATCTTTGGATATCGCCGAGGCTTGGGGTCAAATCCGAGCAAATGAAAACAATGAAAACTAAAACAAAAGGATGAAAAACATATGGCAGTAAACCGTACCGAGGACTATGTCCCAGAGACAGATGCGTTCGCAACAGTGAACACTCCAATCGAGTCTCGCCCAATGCAAGCAACATCAAAGCCTGTAGTTCAATCAGGTTGGGATGCAGCAGAAAAATCAACCGTCTCTTCAGGAGACTTCCCATCTGAGTTCAAGTTCACTGATGGTGAATATCAAATCATCAAGTTCCTTGATCCAAATGGCCCATTTGCTGTTTATAAGCAGCACTTCTTGTCACAGAAAACAAGTGGCAAGCGCTCCTACATTTCTTTAGGAGCTAACGACCCATTGTGCGTAAAGCTAGGTAGCAAGCCTGAAGACAAGAAAGCTTTCAGTATTGCTAATCTCAGTGTCCCAGGCGGTGTTGAGCGTCAGATGATGATCGCAAGCCCGCGTCTTTACAAGACACTACATGCAGCACACTTCTCACCAGCTGGTCCTCTAACAAAGAACTACTGGGCAATCAGCCGTACCGGCAAAATGCAAAGCACCGTCTATCACCTTAACCCTGTTAAGGCTCGTGATCTTCTCGAGGACTGGGGCATTGACGTTGAATCACAAGAAGCCGCAATCGCAGCACTAACTCCGTTTGACGCTTCAGCCATTAAGGCTCCTACATGGGAAGAACTTGAAGCAGTAGCAGACAGCCTTCTCTAATCAATTCATTGCGGACGGGGCTAGTGCTAATCGCATTAGCCCCCTCTGCGTAATAAGGAGCATTATATGGAACACATTATTACTACCAGAGAACAACTTGATGAGATGGTTGCGTACTATCTAAAGCAAGATGCTTTTGCTTACGATTGCGAAACCGTAGGAGATAAACGTGTCATTCCAGCAGTTAACGAAGTACTATGGCTTAGTTTTGCGACACATGGCCGCGGTGATGTTATTCCGCTTGGCCACCCACATGGTGAGTTTGAGTCGGAAACTTTCCCACTTACACCACAAGGAGAAAAGCGCGTATTGGCAGGTTTGCCAATTCGTGAAAGTGATTACTCTAAAGATCGTAAGAAAGCTATTAAATCTTTCGGACCAGCTCCTGCCCAATTATTTCCAGCCGAAGTTTTTGAAGCTTTAAAGCCTTTATTTTTTAACGATAAGATTTTAACAATTGGTCACAACCTTGGGTTTGACCTTAGCTCAGTAGCTAAATATTACGGCGGAGAGATCCCTTCCGGCCCTTACTTTGACACACTTATGGCTTCGTTCCTTTACGACAATAAAAACAAAGGAAAGCTTGGACTTGATGATTGTTTACAGCGAGAGCTGGGCTTTAGCATGGAAAAAGGCATTGGTCATATGGTTGAGATCTATGGCTTCAATGAGGTTGCTAAGTATGCTTTTCTTGATGCTAAGTACACATTTATGCTTTGGAAAGTTTTAGCTCCGAAACTTGCTGCTGCAAACGTTGAAAAAGTTATGTCATTAGAGATGGATGTACTTTACGTTTTATGTTACATGAAGCTAACAGGTGCACCAATTGATATGAACCAGCTTCAAGTTTTGCACGATAAATTAAGCGAAGAGGTCGAGCAGGTTAAGTCAGAGATCTACGCTATCGGTGGCATTTTTAATATGAACTCAAACGGCGATAAGCAGTACGTCCTTTACGGACCTAAAGAAGAAGGTTGCCGTGGACTACGCACACACGTACTTACCGGTAAAGGTGAGAAGAAAGCTAAAGAGCAGGGTGAGCAGTCTTTAACATACAAAGACTACTCAGTTTCAGCTGAGGCCCTAGAAGACTTTAGAGGTAAAGATGAGCTAGTAGATGCTTTACTTAAATATTCAGACTTAAATAAGTTATTAAGCACATATGTGATCCCCTACCTTGGTGGTGAGGTAGTAAAGACTACTAACGGAAAAGCCAAGACTGAAGAGCGCGAGAGCCTACTTGTTAACGGTCGCATTTACGCAGACTTTATCCAATGGGGGGCTGAGACCGGTAGATTTTCTAGCCGTAATCCAAACCTTCAAAACGTACCGGCTCCGCATACAGAGCACGGTAAAGCAATTAGAAACTTATTTATCGCACCAGAAGG